TCAGCAATGGCGTGCAGGTTCGAGTCCTGTTTTGGGCACAAAAAGAAAGCCTTACTAATTGACAGTAAGGCTTTTCTATTTCAATAGGGAACGAATTGGGGAACGCTAGCCCTAATTTTGACCTATTCTCGGATAAGTTCGAAGATATCAAATGCTTCACCGTTGGGCCTGAACTCTCTCATTTGCTCCTCCGTTATCTTAATTTTTGCAAGCTCAATTGTGGATGGCTTGTTGAGAATTTCGGAAACTCCTGGAGTGTTTCTTTTCCACCCTTCACCGAACGACTCTCTCATTGATTCGAGAATGTTTTTTGCCTCCGTTACGATCCGGGGTTCATTGTCACGAATGTTCTTCTGAACATCATAATCACGAACATAGCTAATTGAGAAACGAAAGAATGTTTTTCCCCCTGTTTGTGGGATGACTGTTGCCAACCTCAGGATATCATCATTTGTTGGCTGCTTTTTGATTTCTGTTTTCATTTATATTGATTTTATGGTAATTATGCTGTTGTTACTGACCAACCCCTTGCTATCAACGTCGCCTTATCGACTAACCCTTGTGCCGATGGAGCCACATTAAGTGCTCCACCACTCCCTGAGTTACCAAGGTTGAGTGTGCAGCTTGTATCTACCAAACTAATCGCAAGGCATTGGTTGAGTATGTTGTCAACCCTCGCCTGAGTTAAACCACTGCGCATGAATTGAATTGATGCAACACTTGTTAATTGGCTCAATGCTGGAGGAGTTAGGGAGTTGACTGAGTAAACTAAAAGCGATTGGCAATTAGTGACACTATTCATTGGCACACTTGATAAGCTTGTTGACGAATAGGCTCGTAAATTTGTAATAGTGGTTGCACTTCCACAATTTATGCTTGTCAATGATGGGCATGAATAGGCGTAAAGGTTAGTCATTGTCATGACTCCGCTTGGGATTGTAATAGAGGTCACCCCACATGTTTGGGCATAAAGATTAGTGATCGCTGTCAATGCCGGTAAATTAAGGGTGCTCATAGCCGTATTACCACTAACATTGAGCGTTGTCATAGTGCGTACTGAGGCTGGAACCGTCAATGATGTCAATGATGTGCAATTGTTCGCTAGATAACTAGAAAGAGCAGTTGAAGTATATCCAGCAAAACCAACACTTGTCAATAGTGGATTGTTATCAATAGAAATTCCTGCTGATGCCGTGAGTGAATTAGCATTAATAGTTGTTAGTTGTGAATTGTAATTCACGTAGAAATAACATGATGAACCCCCAGTAATATAGGTTGTAAGGCTCGGTATCTTTGTTGAGTAGACTCTGAAATTACCATTGCATGTAACAAGGTTATTGATAGACAGGGAAGTCTGATTTGTATTATTATAACAATCGAAAGCTGCAACACTTGTAAGATTGTTGGCTGTTAATGAAACAAGACTCGGATTGTTTTCTGCTCTGAAACCAAGGGCAGAACCCCCGGTAATATATGTTGTAAGGCTCGTTAATTTATTTGAATAGACATAAAAATCACTTGTACACGTCGTAAGATTATTTATTGATAATGAGGTAAGATTAGCATTTGTATGAACCCTGAATCGAGAACAAGTCGCCAACGCATTTGCATTTATTGATGTTAAAGCTGAATTACCATAACAATAGTAATCGCCTGCTGAATGACCAGAAAAATATGTAGTTAAACTTATTAACCCTGTATTGTAGCAAGAAAATACAGGACAATAAGTTAAGTTATTAAGATTGATTGATGTCAAAGCTGAATTTAGCTGCATGTACAATGATGCAACTGCCGTTAATGAAGACAAATTAGCAGATGATAAATTTATGTTATTATCAATTCTACAAATTAAATTTACACTCCCTGGAAAATAAGTTGTAATGGACGTCAGATTTGTACTGTTAACAGAAAAGTTTGAATTGCACGTTGTTAGATTTGAAACGTCAATTGAGGATATGGCCGTATTATTAACCCTAAAATCGTTACAAGTTGCGAGATTACTAACATTAATCGATGTTAATAATGCACATGAATAAGCATAAAATTTATCTGTTATAGAAGTAATACTGCTAATATTAACTGAAGTCAAAGATGCACACGAATATAATTGTATGTCAGTCATAGATGTAATGGTTGATGGGATCGTGAAAGAAGTAACCCCAGACGAATACAACCTAACTGTTTTAAGCGCTGTATATTCAGATGGAATTGAAAAGGAGGTGAGTTGAATATTTCCGTTGAAATCCAAAGAGAACATACGAGTACACTCAGGGGCAAGGAAAACTGATTTTACCGACTGATTTGCACAAAAAATGTAAGTTACTTGAGTGACATCACCTGTTAACGTCACATTAAAATCTCCAGAACTTGAATAGGTGTGTGTTTTGGACGTATTGTTATTGACAAGGGTTGAGCTTCCATCTCCCCAATTAATTGTCACTGTGTTATAACTATAACAATAAACTTGAATTGTAAAGTTTGTTTGTTTGTTGTGAGTGATTGTAGGAGGTGTAAAAGCTGGAGCTTTTTGCCAAACTAACTGATCACCAAAATATACTTTACCCATTTTAGTATCACCGAAATTAACTTCAGCCATATTGTTGCTATCTCCGTAGTGTATTGCCATTTTATTCCGGTATGAAGTAAAACTTTGACGGTCTTCCAGTACCTAAACCATCATAATAGGTTTGTGTACAAACCTCGTGATCAACTTGACCTAAGGATTTGAGAGCGTTCCACAGTGCAGAGTTGTCGGTAACAATGCCATAAGTACCAGCTGCCATTCTTTTCATCAAACCATTGCTGGTGAAATCGCCATCGACAAGCACATCGCTAGGCAATTGCCATTCAGCCCATGAAACGCCTTTAATGCCAGGACTCGTTTCAATAATCGTAAGAATATCGCCAACAGTTGTGCCTTGAATCTGGGAGTACAGGAGTTCTGTTAGCAGAAATTCATCAGTACTTACCCCCTGTTGGCCAACAACGTTTCTGTACAGTTTTCCAACGGCTGAAAGTTCAATACTTCCATCATCGTGAAACATGATTGCACTGTCAGAAACTCCATCCTTCGATAACTCTAAATGATCATCCCAATGCCACAGCCCCCAATTTGCGCTGTCATCAGCACTGATAGCAATATGATTCTTTGCTTCAATTTCAAACTCTGTCTTAAGTACAATACCGTCAAATCCAAGGATAAGCGCATTAGCCCCCTGCAACCTTCCATTGCCTATGATTGAAAAGAACTGCTCACCTTCGAAAATATCGAAAGCATTATTGATTTGAAACTCGATCGATGCAGCACCATAAGCCTCGTTTGTGTTTTCAATCCAAAGCGACTGTAAAGGGTTGGCAGATTTCAGCCTTGTATTGATTGATGTTAGATAGTAGTCCTGATCTGGCGTTGTTTCGTGCCAGTAGCAATTTCCAACGGTAGAAATGTCTAGCCAAGTAGCAATGCCATGCTCATCTACCAATTGAACGGAAGCAGCACCTGGCAATGAATTAAGCAACGAATATGGAGTGTACCCCATTTGGTGCTCACTGGTAGCAATCATGGCTGAATTATGATACCCCAAAGAATTATACCAAGCGGGAACCGGATCGACAGGGAGCGTCATAATCTCAAATTCATCGTCCGCATTGAATGTAAGTGCACCGGCAAATTCGATTTCACTGGCATAACCACGAATGACATCAATTCCTCCAAGGTTAATGCACAGATAGCCGTCCAAGCCATCATCGACAATGTCAGCTCCAGCTCCTATGAGTATGTTTGACGAGCTATGGAAAATGCCATTTCCAACCCCTGAACCTATTGCTGTATTGTCTTCACCATCAATGAGGTTCGCTATCCCATCTGGTGTCAATGTTACGTTTCCGTCAACTGGGTAGGCATCTAAACCAGCTCCACGGCCAATGTAAAGAGAATCCCCGCGCCAATTGGCCGAGAATGTTGAAGCTGTGCCGTTATAGGTTTTGCCAAGCAATTGCGGATAGTTCATGGGCACTTCACCAACCACCTCCGGACAAAGGCTTTTAATCCAAAAATAGCCTCCGATCTCAGGACTGTGCGCTCCATAGACAGGGGCGAATATAATTGAGTGAACGCCTCCGAAATAGCCAACAGTGAGGCCGCGTTCGTTGGTATCGTTGTATAGTGAGTCAAGCCAACTATCAGGGGTTTCGTCAATGCTCAGAAAAGAGTGATTGTGACCAGTCAGCGCATAGCCTGAATGTGTGTGGTTGACCTTTGCATAACCTGATAGATCGATCGAAATTTCCTGACCGTTAAGTCCAAGTATGGTTTGCGATCCGGATGAAATACTTACTGGGTCGTGACCAACTCCACCGGAACCAGATGCACCCCAAAGAACCCTTAACTTTCTTGCACCGCCTACATTCGTGCCCAACTCGCCTAACTTGTACAACACATAATCAGGAATAGACTTAGCCCATAAATGATTGTCATTAAAAACAACCGTTGCAGTGCTTCCGTCTACCGGTAATTTAAGGTAAACAAAAAAAGCTTTCCCACTCATCAGGTCTGTCGATCCCGATGCAAGAGTCCAAGTTTTAGTGGGGTTATATGAGCCTCTAACGGCTTCAATGATTGACCGTTTTTTTGCATTGAAAGAATGGTGTATCACCGTTCCACCAGTCCAAGAAACCACATCGCCAACCGATGAAAACTCAATACCTGATATTGAAAACTGAATCTCACCGCTATCCAAAGCCAACATGTAAGGATCCAGACTTTCCGGACGATTGTTTTCCGGGATGAAATAATTATCCTTAAAATCAAAAACAGTAGACTTTAACTCAGAAGTTGATTTCTGATTGCGTTGAACTTTTTCAACTGTGTTGATCCTGCTTACCTTGATGGCCTTTTGAGATCTTGATTGTGCAATAGCTCTCTTCCTTCCTATAACAGCAAATCTAACATCCGAAAGTTTCATGGTCACATCATGAACATCGGCAAGCGGGAAGTCAATAGCAATTATCCTGCATGTTGATGAAATATCAAGGTCGAGATCATTAACAGTAACTGCATCTCCCAGGTTGACTGAAAGGCTATTTGCAGCCCAAAATGAAGGGTTGCTATTAATCGTATAAGAAACGCGAGGCACTGACTGTTCTGCTAAATATTCTGATGCTGCTGCATCGAGTCGTGAAATTGCATCGTCTATATAGCTTTGAGGTAAACGTATGTCAAGGATGACATATTTGTCAGTTGCTGCGGGCTTCACATTCTCATTTGGAACCCTATAACCTGATTCGTTGTCGAAAGGAATGAATTTAATTGTTTTGGACACATGATCATAATCCAAAATATCGAAGGTATAACCGGCACAATCGCCAGTTAAAAAGTTGATTTTTGGCTTTGTTTCTGGAATCCAGTATATGGTATTGCCGTCAATATCTTCTGCTTTCAGATCGAACATAGAAGAATCAACCAGTTTGTAATCCTCATCCTCTGTTATTTCGAATGATGTTACAATTCCGACCCTCTCAGGTGTCACATCGAAGTTTACAGTTGCTTCCCTATAATCTGTATCTGTATTGGCTTCTATATAGTCAACTGTTCCTCTAAGTCGATCATGGGCGTAATCAAGTGGCAAATTCCGATCGCTTCCACGGTAATACAACCGAGTTATCATTTTGTCAACATCTACATTTGATCTTGTGATATTGGATAGAGGCTTATCTTTCCCATATTCCAATACAACCTCTGATTCATTGCCTATTTTCTTTTTCAGATTTATAAAGGCTTGTACATGCTCATATTCTAAGTCAAATTCATCACAGATGATGTTCAGCGCACCCAGGCAATTCACCTCTGAATATTGAATGTTTTTGTATTCATCTGTCGGGGCTGTTCCTTTTGTAAAGCTGTCAGGTATTGCACTGCCAACCCTTGTGAGATTGTCAAAAATGATTTGTAGGTGATCGCTGGCCGTACCATTATAAAAGAAGTCTCCTTCTCCATTAATGTTCACCAATGAAACCTTTTCCAGGCTGAAGATAGGACTTCTGAAAGTGAAGTTGTAAACATGCTCAACGTCGCTCTTTTTCTCATAATTAGGTAACTCCTGAAGCCTATACATCCACGTACCTGCTTGTGTAGTTATTCGGATGGATGACTTGATAGGTATATCCAAATAAACAGTGCTTTTGGCAGAAAAGGTGATCTGGTCTTTTCCGCAAAGCTCCCTACTTACCTTTGCATCGGCTGTTTCAAGGCTCACAATTGCGCCTTCAACTATTCCTTCTGTGTAAATATCTACTATCATATCACTTCAATTGTACCGTTTCTTAAAAAGTTCTGAGCTTCAATTAACCCCGATGCATCTTCATTCAGTTGAACTAGGGTTATGTCATCAATGTTGCCTGTTATAACCATGGGGTAATTTTTTGCGGAAACAGTGCCCGCAAATACATAATCCTCTTTTTCGATGTTGTGATCCGTGACAGTACCGTTGAACCAAACATTAATATAGCTCTGCTTATGACTTTCACCAGTGTGAATTCGCGGGCTTTTTTTAATTGCGATGCTTACTTCCTTGTCGGCTTCCCTAGCATCCCAGCGAACTTGAAAATTGAATGGCTGAGGCTCTTCAAATACCATTTTAAATTCTGCCACCGTTTCATTTCCCCTGAAGTAAGTGAATGGTTTTGCAATCGTCGTTTTTTGCAGGAACACAACATAACCCCGATTTGAAACACCCGGGCATTGTAGCAACTTTAAATCCGAGTGCGTTAAAACCGATCGCAACCCGGTCAACTTTTGTTGAAGGTTTGTCCAGCTACTTGCAGTAATGAAGCAATCAAGTGTAATTAACCTGTTCCCATATTGCATATCAATAAGTCTTGACGGGGCTTCTGTGTAATTTTGATCTGTCCAATCAACGCCTTGTTTTTTCAATGCAGGTAGATCGAAGAGACCACTATATCCGTCTCGTTTTACGAATAGCCCGTACTGGGAAAAATCAACTCCGTTCAAACTAATCATTTGACTTTAATATTTTGATTGTTATTACTGCCGTATAGCTCCCATGATATATTTCACTCTTGGCCCCATTGTGTACAAATCCTTTAACTGACACCGATTGTGAGTTTCCAGATATTTCAAAAGTCTTTTCCCCTGTCGTTACTATCTTACCATAAAGGCTGCAAATAGCCTCTTCCCTTTCGGATATCGAACCAAACCAACCTACCAACTGGATCGATGGCTCAGGGCTTGCTTTTCGGCTTGCAAACGGATAAGCATTCATTGAAGAGTATTGATCTGAAGTACCACCAGTTGGTTTTCTTTCGTCGATGGTCAAGAACCCATCAAACGCCATCAGCGAGAATCCAAGGCTGGCAATGTCAATATTGTCGATCTTACATAATACCATAGTCACCCCCTCCTGTTTGAGGTTTTGTTTTAATATCGTCAAGCAACTTATTCACGTCCTTGAGTAATCTCACAACGTCTGGCATTGATTCAAGGTGGAAATTATAACTTGTATTGTGAGCGATTTCGGCAAGGTGCATGATTTGTTTGTTCATCAAATCCCTCATGCCAATTACGTTATACTGGATTGAAGAAATTGAACCCTCAAGAACACCGGCTGTTTTTTCGGTGATGCCTTGAATAGAGCCTTTCATGGAATTAGCAGAAGCTGCTGCATCGGTAAAATCGCCAAACACGTTCGACCAGTTTTCAGCCATTTTATTGCCATATTCTACAGCTTGCCTGTATGTATCCTGCATGGCCAATAGTTCTTTCTCTGAAACCTTGAAGCCCTCATCTGAATCAAGGGACATGGCCGATGTCATTTGTCGTTGAATTTTTGTAAAGTACTGATTATTGAATGATGACAATATTGCATTTCGTGCAGCTTTCTTCATCAATTCCTCAAACGATCCTGCGAAATCTCCAAGATCATCTTTTCCTAACTTCAAGCCTTCTGCAATTCCATCAACAACTGAACCAACAAGATCACTGTTTGTAAAGCCAATAAACTGCTCTTGGATAGAATTGATCTTCCCTTCGATTTCGGTCAGTCCCTTAATAAATTCAGTTGTAGTTGTTGAGTCAAAATTAGTTGACCAAAACTCAGTTTCCGAGTCCCAAATGGTGCCAGTTGTTAACGACATAAATTGCGTCATTAATCCGTTTACGTCATCCATGGCTCTGAATAATTCTTCTGCTCCCCAGTCTTTACCATAAACAGCGTCCATAATTTCAGTTAACCGATAGCCGACATTCCTTTTGACCTCATTCATTTGACTATCGTAACCTGTGATTTGAATAGATACACCAGTATTTATTGTCTGCTTATAAAGGTCTATCTCCTCCCTCAATTGTCTCAATGATTCTGTCGCGCCTTCTGTGGGGCTTAATATACCTGCTTTGACAAGAAGGTCAACCTGTTCTTGTAGTAACTTATTGTACTCGATTTGCTTTTCAATAATTCTCTTTTGCTTTTCATTATTGAGATCGAGAACCTGACCTATTAATCCTAGGCCGGACATAATTGCACCAACCCAATCACCACTGGCCAACGCCCCGGCAAATGTCCCAGCTTGTCCAACTAAATTGGCCATGTCTTTTCCTGACTCGCCAAGCCCCTCGTTAAGGAATGAAACTGCATCAAAAAGAGCATTTCCTATATCGGCTGATGTGATTGCTATTTCGGAGAATCCTTCCAAACCATCTTTAACCGACTCTTTAAAGTTTATGCTTTTATCGATCCTTTCCTGGTCCTGTTTTAGATGGTTGGCTTGTTCTGTGGTAATTTGTTTTACGGCTGCCAGATTAAACTTCGATGACTCCTTGCTTACCCTAGCTTTCTCAATCTCATTATTAACCTGTTTTTTCTGCTCATCGGTAAGTTTTTGAGCTTGTGAATAACCAAGCTTTGCATAAGCATCTGAAACAAGCTTCTGTTCATCAGTGGTTGATATTTGCTTGACTGCCTTCTCGTTCATTTTAGGGATGATCGTAAACTGGTCATCCTTTGACATCATTGCTATTTCGAGCTTTCGACGCTCTATTTCGTCAAGTAGTTCCTTTATCTTGTTGGCATTTTCAACCTCTTTTTTAGGATCAATGAATGACCACTGCTTGTCTTGGAGTTTTTTGACCTGTTCCTCAAGGTATTTTACAGAACCAACAGCAGCCTCTTTTGCTGCTTTATCGGATTCTTTCTTAGTCACTCCTGTAAGAGTTGCCAGCTTATCCTGAAGACTTTTGATGTTCTTCTCGGCATCTTCAATCTCTTGTGTTGTTGCAGTTGAAGTTTTTACATTCCTAAGTGATTTTAAGTTTTCTTGTTGTTTTGTTATTTCAGCATTAATGGCATCAATCTGATCACCGACTGTTTGCTTGATGGCTGCCTTATTGTTTCCTGTGGCCATATTGTCCGTTACGGTGACAGTCATTGGTATTTCTAATCCAAGTGTCTGTTTTAAGCCGTTAACGGTTTCCTTGTACTTTTCTATCTCTTCGGAAATCTTCAATACTTCAGCCGCTGCTTTAGCTCTCTCCTTTCCGGTCCTTTCGACAACTGTCGTTGTCCCTGGTCCCATACCCGACGCAATATAAACCTCTTTCGTTTCAGAAGTTTTCCCTTGAGCCGATGCAAGTTTCTTGTTCAGCTTTATAAGAGCATCTTCAGCTTCTTTCAATTGCTGTTCAGCAACAAGCTTGATTGCACCCTTTTGCTGTTCATTGTATGCTTTGAGTTTGTCAGAGTTCAACCCCAATACCCGGCCATGTTCATCAATTTTTCCTGTTGCTTCAGGAATTTTCTTTGATAATTCATCGATCAACCGGTTGTACTCTGCCTGTTCCTCGTTTGTTTTACCCTGTTTTGTAGAAAGCTCATTATATCTGTCAATCATCTTGCTGGTAGAATCAACATCTTTTTGTTGATCCTTCAGCTTATTAAACTCTTCCTGGGCTTCGGTAGCTGATTTTGTGGATTTATGCAGTAGCGCGAATGCAAGAACAAGTCCTGAGATAGCAGCGGTGATCAATCCGATAGGAGAAGCTTTTGTCACTAATGAGAAAGCAACCTGAGCGTCCTTGGCTGTTTTAATGCCTCTTGCAAGCTCAAACCATGCCTGTACATTGCCGGCAATGGCAGAAGCTTTCTGAACCGCTGCTGTAACCATGATTGCTGCCTTGTACGCTCCGTAAGTTGCAACCAGGATACCAATGACCTTGATAATTTCTTCGTAGTGTTCAATGATGGTAGAAACTCCTCCAATGGTATCAGAAATAAGCCCACTGTTGGCCTGTCCAATTTTATTGAACATCTTGTCTATCGTATCGCCAAGGTTCGAAATTTGGCCACCAATTGTCTTGGATATCGCTTCCATTCCACCACGAACACCCTCCATGTCTCCTAGGCTTGCAAGATATTGCTGAATATCGGTTGCATTGTTCTTAACAACCGTTGCCTGTTCTTTGAAAGTGAAAGTGATCTTATCTCCCTCTTTTGCTGCATTGATTCCAAATTCTTTTAATCGCTCAAATTGGCCTGTTACTGCATCGGCAGCGGCCTCGGCCAATTGGTCGAATCCCTTTCCAACCGATGAAGCAAGATCTCCATATTGCCTCATTTGCTCCATGGTCGGTTGAAGACCATAGTTAGTAAGCTTCACATAAGCTCCGGTGAGTTCCGATAGTGAGAAAGGAGTCATGGCCGCGAACGTCTGAAGGTCTTTCATGACCCTGTTTGCTTCATCCTGACTGCCCAATGTATTGGCGAGAACCGCCTGATACTTCTGAAACTCTGCTGTTACGTCGATAATCCCGGAACCAAGCTGCTTTAATACAGCAATTCCGGCTCCAACCGATGCAATAGGTAGGAGTTCTTTCATGAACCCTCCCAATTTACTTTGGGAATTAGCAGCCTCATCACTTACGCCCTTAATTCCTTTTTCAACCCTATTTAGTGGGCCATACGTGTTATTGACTGCGTTTGTGAGTGCGACCAAATGGTTATTCATCAGATTTATTGTCTGAAAAAAATTATTTGGATCTATCGAGGCATCGAACCTTAGGCTTGACATGGCTTAAAACTTTAGTGACTTTAACAGTTTTGTTGCTTCATCTGGGTCCGTGACCCTAATTGGCGGTTTCTCTTTTTTTTCTTCTTTTTCTGATCCAACATATTTCAACTTATCGTAGATCAAGAGGGTCAAGTTTCTCCAATCCACACTATCCAAAGCACCATCAAACGACATGCTTGGAAATGCCTCCATTATTCCTGCAATGGTTCCCCAGATACTGTCACTACCTTCGTAGCCGGTGCGAGTATTCTGAGGGCTCCTAACTGGCTTATAGAGTTCAAAAAAAAATCTGCATTTGTTTGGCTCATCACCACATCTGTCAATTGTTTCAGTTCAATTGCAGATAAGTTGTTAATGATCTTTTGTTGAAGTTCTTCGATCTGTTTATCCTTTGTTTTTTTGATGGTGCGATAGATGCCCGGAATGATTGTTTTTACACGCTCCTTTTTTGTTTCTGCCTTCTGGAGAATAGCAATTGCGATGATCTTTGCAGCAGGTATCGAATCGCTAGCCCTGTCTATGATCTCATACACTTTTGTGGGTTCTTTCTCAAATCTTTGAATAGTTGCTGACTCTTCATTGATCTGAATGAGCGTTCGAAGCGTAAGTGGCTTAACTTCAAGTTCACCTATGTTTTCGATGGTGAACTTTATTCCACTACTCAACAATGCTCTTGCAGCTTCAATTTGTAACTCAGCATCTGTTTTTTTCTCAGCCATTACTTATCAATTAAATTTTTGATTTCGCCTTTTATTTCCTCGATATTTTCAGGCGTGATCTTATCGAGTAGTTTTGCAATCCTTCCAGTAATACATGTCAGCTTCTTTACCTGCTCTGATAGTTTATCGATCTGTAAGGCCAATTCATCACGTTTTGCTCGAGAATCTGCAAGTTCTAATTTCAGACTTTCAGCCATCTCCCTCCATATCTTTATCGCCTTTTCAACATTGTTCAGTTCTTGACCTTCTGCAATTGCCTCGGCATTTTGAGCTGTCGCGGCCGCCTCCTTTTTTTTGCTTTTCAATGTGAAAAGATACATTGCACCACCACCCAGGAAGGCACTTATGAATGATGACAAAAGCATCCAAATACCGTAACTTCCCATTATGCAACAAACATTTGATAGTGATTAATATACTCCTGAACAATACCCTTTCCCATGTATGTATTATACACCCGCTTCCAATATTCCGCCTGACCATATAATGAATCAGGGATAGGCTGTGGATCTCTCAGATATTTAATCCTCGCCATACAAGCAGCATAAACATCATTTGTTTCCAAAGCTCCTGCATTAGGCGAAAACATCCCTGAAACTGATAGTATTTTTTGAGAAAGTACAGGATTGTAGTTGAGATAATTCACCCAACAGTCATCATGAGTATACGGTTCCATTTGAAACAATCCTAATGCTGGTCCATTACCTAATTGCCGTCTATACTGCCAACCTAGCGATTCATGAGCACTGGTACCCATCAGCAACTGGACTGCACTTTCAGAATACAAATCGATCGACAAAAGGGTATTTGAAATTATTCCTTTGATTGTGTATTTGTCCATAGTGTTATATCAAAAGCCCCCGGTTAAGGGGGCATTAGACAATAGGTGAGTTATCTCAATTAAGCAGGATCAGGGTAAATAATTTTGAAAGCGTCTGTGTTGGCCTTAGTTGGAGCCAATATGGTAATTTTCACTTTCAAACGTCCAAGGTCTGACCTTGTGAACGCCCAATCAAAGTTTGATGACAGCTTACCCCTGACAACCTCGAAGATATGACCGGTGTCGGTTGTCAATCTAATAGAGCGCTCAATGTCCTGGGTTGTTGATGGTGGGGTATATGTTGCATGAACAACAGGAGGCCCAGCAGCATATGCTGTGGCAGTTCCACCCATAAATGCAGCCAATACAGACCCAGACATGTCGTACATCCCTAACTCAATTGTTTTAACCGAATCCTTGGTGGTGATGATCTTGATTGGATCAACCTTTTCATTTACCAAAAATTCCTTTGTTTCAGGATCCGTTGAAGTCAACTTCACAGTGTCCTTTTCGGTGTCTGCATACTGAGTTAGAGATGTTCCCATCCCTCCATCGCCAGCCACTTCACCGAATTCTATTTTTGTAAGACCGAAAACTAATTCCATGATAGAAATTTGTTATTTGTTCAACATTACAACATGGTACTTCAGGTTCAATGAATGGAACCCATCTTCCTGAAACACCTGTTCATTTCTTAACTCGAATGAAATAAAATCACTCTGATCATCGTTGCTGGTGATTATCTTAGCCTTAATGTATTCTCCGATTTCAAAAAGCCTCTTATTATCAATGAGGCATTGTTTATCCTTCACGTTGATGTTAATATTTACAAAGCCCTGGGCCAAAACACTATCGGGAAACCCGAGTGTATTAACACAGATGTATTCAGGGTCTGTGATGTCCTTTTTTACCGTGTGTGGGTAAACAGGAACCTGTGGCACTGCTGCCTTAACCGCTGAAATAGCCCTTGTAACTGCATCCTGTGAGTTCATATCGGAAGTATTTTTTTGACTTTATATAATACGATAACCACCAAGGAAGTCAGAGAAATAACACCCGTTAAGGCTAGGATAATAAGCCATTTCGGGTACACTTTTTGAATTTGAACCTTCACTTCCTGCTGATCGATACTGCTCGACGTATGAACTTCCTTCCATTTAATGTAAACCTGTTCAGAGTCTATCTTAACTGAGGCACTTAGCCAGTTGTCCCGGAATTGGATCACCGGTTTCAACTTGCGCCCTTCGATCGTTTCCAGCTTAGACATGACGACACGATTAAATGAATCACATTCGAACCAAGCATTGAACAAGGCAGAATCAGCCGGAATGACAATTAAAGAATCCCTGAAAACTATCAGAGTATCATTCTCAACGATCGTGGTTGAAAGTTCTTTGCAAGGCCTACACGAGGCCAGCACAACAAACAGTAATATGATCAGGAAGCGGTTCATGTTATTTACCCTTTTTATTGACCAAGGATAATAGACCGCTAATGATACCAATATCAAATATTCCATTACCAGCCAGTCCAGCCGCTAAAGCATAAAGCAAAGCCCAATACCATTGAAGCCCGGCAAATATCCCGAATTGAAGGAACCATCCAGCAAACGCTAAAGCAACCGCAACAATCCATGAAAGGAATCGGGAAGCAAAACCGGAAGTTTTAAACAGGTATTTTTTAAGGAATTCAGTGACGGCCATTACAGCAGCGACAAATCCACCTAAAGTTAAAAACCATGTTCCTGGTTCGATAGTACCGGTGTCACCACCCTGAGCAAACAAACACATTGGCGCTATCATTATGACGGCCAACATTAAAATGTATTTGATGAAATTTTTCATAACTTGTTTTTTAATGATTCTAAATCCCCCTTCAGGAGATCAATGATTTGAATAGTTTGATTTGATATGACATTGTAGCCTTTTGCTTCAACAGCTGCTGCATAATTCATCCCGGCAACACCGATCAGGTAGTAAACACCAGCATCTTTAGGAATTTCATTCAAGACTGATCGTGCAGTTTCATCTCCATCACCAACAAGCAACGTATTGCCTTTGAAAACGAAATAACCCAAGGAAGCCCGGAGATTGCCGGTTTGATCCTGATATGTCCTTTCATTCCTACAATCGGAAAGAAACTGCTCGCCTCGTCTGGTCATCATCGACAGAATCAACCCTTCAAGAACCTCTTTCGACTTGTTCAATTGATCGATTACACCTGAAACGCCAGACAATTTTATCATAACCAGATTCTTGAATTTAGCTGACCGTTCTCGTGCCTCTTGACCTTTGCTTTTATTTCACGGGTACCGGAAATCTTCAAAGTACAATCGACACCAAAAGGGATTTCAATGTCCATTTTAGGAAGGTAAACAGTAAACTCAAACACCACCATTTCACCAGACTGAGAGAGTATTGTCTTGTTGCCTGAATTTGGTTCGGCCCGACAAACAAACTCCGTCGATGTAACGCCACTGAAAACCCACTCCCCATTAACCTGTACAGGATGGGAAGTAGGTAGTTCAATGACAAGGATATGAGGATACTGAGCAACCATATTAATTACCACTGATTGGTAGCATCACGAATGACAGGGTTTGAGACATTGTAACTTTCACCCCATTTGGAGTAAAGCCTTTCCATTTCTTTCCTAACTTCTCCCTTGTTTGTATGTGCAAGGGAAAACCCACCTTCAGTGGTTGTAGGAGTTGAAAGAATTGTTGAAAGACAATCTGCTTTGGCCAATTCCAACTTCTTCAGGTTAGACGCTGAATAAGTATCTATTTCGGTTAGTGACCGGCTGATCAATGCCAGCTTGAAAGAATTGTTGTCAAGTGGGTACTGAACGATTGCCTTTAATGCCTCAAGGTTTGTCATAGGGATTCAGATTACACTGTTTCAGTTTGTAGGATCACCATTTGATCGATGACTTCAACACCAGGGAAAGCATTCAGCTCACCTTTTGTGAATTCACCCCAAGGATCATTTTGCTGATATTTCGAGATCAACACTTTATCGGCTGTAGCGTAGTCAATACCGTTAACGGGTTTCAACTGCTCAATCGAGAATGCGTTATGGATGATACCGAATTTACCTGCAGGTACAAATGAAACATTGTACTCACTCCAAGGCTCAATAGTGCTGATCGCACCATCTTTCTCGATACCGATAATTTCAGTTACGATCTCTATAATCGGGAACTTATTGCTCAACAGGTACTCATTAACCCTTTCGAGAGTAACGGCCACTGTTCTTCCTGTCCCTGCATTATAGAAAGCTGAAATATTAGATTTGAACTTGTCACATTTTGCCATCCTCCAGAATGTTTCAAGCCTCATCATCATCTTTTCGAAAATCACACCTTTTGCCTTAGCTATCTTAACAATGCCTTCGATATCTGCTGTTGGATCACCAGATCCAGTTATCGACCACTTTGCAGTAGCCTTAACCAAGTTTGCAGATGGCATGAGTAAATCAATATCACCCAAAATCAACCCGTCTGGGTTGGTGTTAGCATCAATTGACACTTTGCCGGTAGACATTGCCTGAAGGCACATAATGTCGAGCTTTTTCATCGGACCATTGCCCGCCTTTGTGATGTCATCCCACAGTAATTTCAGGAGCATGTCCCTTTTTGTGGTGTCGTTCACATTTGGAAGACTTTGAATCGTGATGAAGTTCCGATAATCATTTTCGGTCATCTTGAAAGCCTGCTTGATCGCTGGTACTTCGCCAGTCAACTTTTCAATTTGTGAACGAGAGCGGAGAGGTGCAGGAGAATCCCTGTCAACGATAGTTGCTGCAGCCTCGATCCTACTTCTGCCAATGACAGTAGTGAAATCAAGATTTACAGTAGTGGATCCCCAATCGAAGTATCTGGTAAACCATGTTGGTTTGAAGATGTCCTTCCGGGCATCAATCATAACTTGCATTTTGGAAGCGAACTTCCCGAATACGCTTTGAATTTTTTCGGTTGCCATAAATTACACCTCCATTAATAAGAGTTAGAGAAAATGATGTTTGGCAAATATGCCTTCACACCCGCTGCAATCTTCGGGATCCTACGCTCGTAAACAGTACCCCTGAGCAATACACCGCATGAAGTATTGTCTTCGGCTTTTACATCTTCATAGAGAAGCCCCTTTGGATCACCAGAACCGTAAGCGCAAGCACTTGCACCAGTGGCTGAACTTTGGAACAATACCACACCATCAGCTGCCGTCAAGGCAACCCCTAGGGTTGTTCCAACTGTGAGAACGTCATAATCGGCATTTGTTGAGTCGATCTCGGTAATGGCATAAGCCTTACCTCCAACAACTACACCGATGTAATCACCAACTTGGAGAGGGTGACCTTTTTTGACTTGGTAGGTAGTTGCATCATCTGCAGCATTAGCATGCAAAACTGCAACTTTGAGGACTTTTGCCTTACGGGTTGCCTCATCAAAACCCATTACGGAGCCAGCTAGCACTTCAGTACCAGCAGCAAGATTTGAAGTGTCAAGAGTAAACCCACCTGTGGCGAGTTCCATGGCTTGGACATATATTGTCTTGCCTCCGCTAATCGTTTGTTGTGTGATCTTAAATCCCATTACTTAGAATCTTGAACGGTTGAATTTTTCTCAGCCCATGCCTTAATTTCAGCATCGGCAGCAGTAGAAGTGGTTACTCCACTACCAGAAGGTTTATCAACCCAGTTCCCTGAATTGATCTGCTCCTGCTTGAAAGCAGTAAAGCGTGTTTCCTGGGTAGTGACGAACTCATCGATTTTGCTTTCATCCTCGATATTAAAGGCTCCCACAAATGATTCTGGTATGCCTTTTTCTTTGAGTTTTGTTTTGGCTGTAGTGTTGAAGACTTCCGCAGATTTAGCTACCTTGAATTGATTCAATTCAGCCTCCAATGCGGCTTGCTTCTGTTCTTGAGTCTGTCGATAAGCTTTGAACCATGCAGGCTCGTTAGGATCATCAGGAGTAGGTGTAGGAGTTGGATTTGTTATTGCCTTTCCATCTTTTACCCCATACTTTTTCTCGTAGTTCACAACTGCCGTTTGGCTCGCGTCTGTAGCCCTGCGATCGGCCTCACTTTGAATTACAGTTGCAATTGTTATCCCATCAGAAATGGTTTGCAATTGCCCCTCGTCAGTGATTCCTTTTGTTTTGTTCTCAGCTAAACGCTCAAGAATTGCATTGTCAACCCCCGCGAATTTGGCTATCAACAACGCTAATAATTTTTCCTTCATACTGCTTTTTTGAGTTAATGATTAACAGCACGAAATTTCAGGATAATGGAATGTTTAGAAGTAGTGTTTAGGCGTTTGAAATACGACACTTTTGAAACTGTCGGAAAATTGAAAAATGTATTGAGTTTTACTATATTTGGAGGCAGACCAAATCTTTAACTATGAATGCTAAGAAACAAACAAAAATCACATTTTTAAATTGGCTTACAGAAAGACCTTTGATTTTTGTTATAATATACATTCTTTTTATTCCAACCTTTGCTCTAATATATAATCATTTGCCAGAGAATAGTTTCTTCTTATCAACGTCAAAGTATGAAATTGACAATATGAATAAAATTCTCAATGAAATAAATGTGAACTTAAATTGCGAAATTGATAGTATTTGCAATAATCCTTCAAACAACTACAATTTCCCAAATAATGAATTTCGTAATAATTACTCCGAAATAATTATTAATGACAATAAGATTGAAATGTATTTTTTTGATGTATCAAGATTTTTTAAGATTAATCCAGATGATGAAGTAGGGAGTGGATTATTGAGTGTTTTTAATGCTATGAAAGGATCAAATGATCTTGAAACATTCCAGAAAATAAATATAAAAGAATCAGAGAGTGAATTTTTTATGGCCGACAATTTATTAGATATTATTAGTAATCAGCTATTTACAATTGAATTAGCAAAATACAAAATTTCAAACGTTGATATTAAAACAGAATTATCTTTATATCCATACAAAGCCATTTTAGAACTGCCTAATAAACATTTTAATACTCTATCGGATAAGATAAATATGTATATTTCAACCAATCAGTTATGCTTTTTAACAGACTTGAAAAAAGATTCTATTTTTAAAAATATCATTGAAAGAGAGAATTATCTTAAAAAAGAGAAGAATGCTTTGAATCTTACATTTAATATTAGTTCTTCATTAATTAGAAAAATCGAAGAATGTATATATAATTCATCCGGTCTTTCTTATTCATCAAAATTGAATTTTACAAGAATGCTGTATTTTAGCACTGTTACTATAACAACATTGGGTTTTGGTGATATTGTTCCTTTAACAGATACAGCAAGACTTTGGACATCTCTTGAATCGATTTTGGGCGTAATAGTCATTGGTCTTTTCTTCTTTTCATTGTCAAAGAGATTTGGGAATAAAGACTCCTGATTTTTCTTATTTTTGCAGAGTCCACTACATAATTTTTAGCAAGCAAAAGGCTTTAAGAGCTGGCATAGGGGTGCAAGTCCTCTGGCTGCTTGCTATATGTATGTGGTGGACGGTGACCAGCTCTTATCTTTTAAGTCCATCACATGACAACAAAGGAACTTCGAAAGATTTCACGTGACACGATCGAATATGAAACTTCTTTCTCGATCAATTCAATCCTTAATATTGACAGAAAAAAATCAACTGTGCAGATAGAATGCACCGATCGGTTTAATGGCCGGGTGATCCTGCAAACAAGAATTATAGAGGGAAAGATCGAAATTACTTCTCCTGGGCAGGGAACAATTCTTGTTCAAAAAATCAAATAATTAGCATCAATTATTAATTAATAGCCTATCTTAGATGCAATTAAATCAACCTCATGAAAACTCTTCTGATCAAACTTAAAAAGATATTTAGTGCGCGACAATTTTGGATAATTGTTTTTACTATCCTTTTAATATCTCTATTTATTTATCAAAAGAAGATTTTAACATCAACTCCTAAACATCCATATATTCAAATGAAGTTCAATAGAAATACATTTGTAGACTCTATGGAAATTTATGTTGATTACGTAGAAAATAAAAATTACGATTATATTTCTATTAAAGGAAAACTAATCTTCGATAATATATATAAGGATTCTTTTAGCGATTTGGAAATTACAAGCAATTTGAAAGCATCAACTATTTGGCTTAACAAAGACAATCCCAACGTTAAAATAAAAGAAATTGATATAATAAAATATAAAGATGGTCGGAAAAGTTATCCTGGGTATTCTTTTAAATTTCCAAAAAAGGAAAATTGGTTTGAAATAATATTCTATGGATCGATATTTGAAAAAGATTGTTCTGATATAATAAGTGAAATTGGTATCATTCCTTTTGGTGGTATAATTAACTTTCATGAATATAAAAATTGGAAATATTCGATTGCAAACACTAGAAATATAAATTTCTTTCATATTTACCCAAATCCTGATTATCAAGATGCATTCCATTTAAGATTTGAGAAACAAGAGACTATCGATCATATATTTTGCAATGGGGTACAAGTTCAGGGGGAAGATACAAATAGAAAAAATAAAAATCAATTTATATCATTAGTAATCAGCGTAATTATAGGTGCTTTATTCTCAGGAGTTATTTCATTAATTATTGATTTGTTAATTCGAAAGGATAAAATGAAAGCTCCCGAAACAGCAAAAGCAAATCCCGAGAGCTTAGTTTAACCTTAATAAGTTTTTCAGTAAGTTACACCATATTTACATCATCTGCAACTCAGTAACGTATTTTCTGATGAACTTTTGATTATCTTGAATGAAATATGGCGCTTTCTCGCGCTCGACCATTGATTTAACCCGATCTTCATTGTCATTCATCCATTTACTGAAACCTTCATTTGGTTCAGAAACATAGTTTTCAGATTGGGCCGGATCAAATGGCCTATTATTAATAACCGAATCGAGATATTTATCAAACTCTTTTTCAGATAACATGATTGGCACTGCATAGCAGAAACAGTGGGGATGCCAACCGTTATAGAGAAACGATTTAGGATATTTCCCCTTTAGATCATCGCAAATATCAGCTGCAGGGTGTGATCCTGAAAGCTTGATTTCAAAACCAACAATTGTGGGGTTTTTTTGCCAGCGTAAATGGTCAGCATTACGATAGGCCATGTTGGTTTCAGTTACAACAAGCCTTCTGGCATTTTTGAAACTTGACCTGTAAACACCTTGCCCAGGATGAAAAGCTTTTGCATTATCCGAAAGGAGGAAATTACCGTTTTTATCGCGAACACGTCTGAAAAGCTTTTCCGGCTCCAAAAGATTCTCCCGGATCCTCCGTGAAATGACATTTGCACTATCACCATTTGCAATCCCGATCTGGAGGTGCATTTCAAGTTCATCTTTGAAGGCGTCAATCTGATTCCATATTCTTTGAGAAAGATTGAGTCCATCAACCTTCCGGGAGATGAAAGCGTCAAGAGCTTTGAGGTTATGATCCCTTAAGCCAGAAACCAAATTTAATACCTCAGCACTTTTGATTGTAGCCTTAACAAGAGCATCATTTTTGGTATTGGCCAATAACCACTCCTCTGTTATATTGGCCACAACAGAATTGTAAAGCTCGGAATTGAACTCTTTTAGTGCCTTATCAACCAGCTCTTGAATCTGCTTGTTGTTAGAGAACTTGAAGGACTTCTGAAATTTTGCCTTGGGGTTGTCCGCTATCTTAGCGATTTTGGATGCAAAAGACAGATAATGTTGTTCAAGTTTCTTGGTGTACTTGTATGCGTTGGCCTTATGTCGTTTGTCGAAGTCGGACATTTACATCTTACTTTACAGACCCTTCCATTGACCCAGTTTCATCCTCCTTCAACCTTTCCAGTTCCTGATCAGCATCAGAAATGAAAGGGTGATTTTCCGCGTAGGTTCTTTTCGACATCCCACCAGAAGCAACGCCATTATCAAGGATAGTTGCAATCTCTTGTTCATTGACCGGTAAGTATGGAGTACAAATCGGGGTAATAGTAAGGTTTGATTCTTCCTTTGCCAAGGATACTTCCACAGTCCGGCAGATGCAGGCTTTTATTACGTTGATCATTCGCTGAACACCAACACCGAAAGTTCTCCAGTTCTTTTTCGCTTTCATGTGGGAATCAGTAAACAACAATTTTAGAGCAACACCAGACGTTGGAAGACCTTTGCCAAGTAAAGTATTAAAAGAAATCGCTGCCGTCTGAGTAATCTCCATAATTCCATCCTTCAGGTTCTCGTTTTCAAGTTTTATCGATTCAGGTGCACTATCCCAGGATAAATACTTTGCATCGGCATCAGAATCTCCGGTCAAAGCCTTTCCCCTGCTACCTTTTGCAGGGGCACCGCTCAATTTTCCTTTAGTAAACAGAATAGGAGCGCCGTTGTAATCATTAGTGTCCCCATGGTTTGAATAATTCAACTCCAATCTTTCTATCATTGATTGTACTTTGTGCCAGTCCGGTTGTTTGATCTGGAAATAGACTGCGGTTATTTTTCCCGGTGAATCAATTGTTGTTGTCAATGCCATTTCTCCAGTCGATTTGTCCCACTTATACACCTTTTCAGCTGTGTAAATATCAAAATGCTCTATCTTTTTACCATCAACAGTAACAATATAAGACCTGGTTAAAGCGTCCATGTCTCCTGTTTCGTCAAAATGTGGGTAAAGAGTATCTCCTAACTCTGAAGAACAAATACGCGATTTGATCCTGAATTTACTTTTCGACATATCACCCCAATATCCTTCTTCTTCGGTAAAATAGAAGATAAGTGCAACTTCCATTTCCCGGAATAACCTTTCGGCAACCTCAGGAAGAACCATATCCATTTTGTTATCATCCCAAACCTTCTGGATCATTTTAAATAACTTGGTTCCTTGTTCTGATTCTGTAAAGAATTTTGATTTGAACTCGACCGGATTTCCAAGCATGAAACCTACTGACCGATCCACTATCAATTCCTGGTATGCCAACCCAACCCTTGTTACAAATTCAACAGAAGTTTCTGTTTTATCTGAACCGTCATCATTCTTTTGGCCAGTTGGACGAGTTACCGTTTTGTCCGGTCTTTCCGTTTTACTGAAAACCTTGTGTTGGTTTACATCATATTGCTTCTTTGCATCTTCCTGTGAAACCGTAAACTCAGGCTTAACCGACAACTGCTTTTTAATCTCTGCAAAGTCGGTCAGTGCCACTATTTCCTGTATTGTTGCCATGGTATTTTGATTTATAAATAATTTGCTAATTGTGAGGCGGTCCAGCCGTCTTGTTGTGGTTGCAGTTCGAACCATTCGCGCATCATCCACATATCCATGAAGTCAGTCGAATGGCCGATGATTGCTTTTCTCATGTGTTTTGGGATAACTGCTAGTTTGCCGTCATGGTCGGGTTTATCCCTTTTAATTGCTCGCCTTTCATCCATGATGTGTTCCCGGACCGTTTTGCCCTGAACAACCTTATTTGCCACTTCAGGAGATATGTAATAACCATCATTATTGACTCGATCGGCAAGCTTGAAAAAACACTGATCGCGTAGATACTTGTAGTTTTCCCCATTGAGAGCTGATGATCCATTTTTAAAGCATATTGAATTGGTGATAAAACCATCTACAAACTGGCCAACACCATCATCATCATAAGCAATTTGAGAGTTTGGAACATTCCACTTTTTGGCCATTTCCTTAATCAGATCGATTACCTGGTTTCCTTTGGATCGCTCCATTACCCCGATATCAATTAGCCTGAAACCTTCCCAAACACCGACTATAAGTAAATCTGAACCTTTGAGAGCGATATCTGCAGTGATGTACCTTTTCCGATCCGGTTTTACAAAGTCATTAGTAAATACATCCTTGCATTTTATGAAGTTGATCAGTTCATCACCATTAGTCCTTACTTTCCAGTTCCCTTTCAGAAGTTGTGACTGTGTTGCTTCATCCTGTGCCAATAAGTTCCCTAAATATTGTGGGTTGACCCTCATCAATTCTTTATTTCCGTATATATCGCCCGGGATGAACGTAACCGATTTGATAAGGTCTTTAGGATTGGTTTCCGGGCTTGCTTTTAGTATCTCTTCGATAATATGAGGGACTTGATCAATTACTTCCTGTCTGTTATCTCCCCAAACAATGTTGTCAGCATTTTTCAGAAAATACCTGATTTTACCAGCTCGCTCAGGGATAGGGAACCCATAGTTAGGGCTTTTATCATCCTGTTCGATCCACCATTCCAAAAAGTTTGCAAGCCAGCTGTCGGGATCAGGGTTGCATGTGGCCCGGACATAAGGTTTGATACCACAGGTGGACCGGTTACGTGAAAGGAGATAGAAAAACATCTTTTCAGTGAAATGGGTAAGCTCATCAAATCCGATAAACGGAATCTGGGATCCTTGCCAGTCGAAAATGTTCTTTTCATATTCGAGGTGAGAAAATTTAATCTTTCCTCCTTTGATGATTTTTTCAGCCTGTCGTCTTTGAAATATCCATTCCAATGATGACTCCCTGGGAATTCCTCCTATCAATGGATAAAGTTCTTTTGACGTATCCCAAAGCCCACCCTCGGCCCTTATCTGTGGACCGGTTCGCCTGAATATAACACCTCCAAACTTCGGGTTGACACTATGGCGCAATGGTTCGAGAATTAGAGCAAAAGTTTTCCCTGCACCGGCAGCACCACCACCAATGGCGATATCTGCAGGAGTACGGAGAAAGGCTTCCTGAAATCCTATCTGTGGCTTAATTTCTCTCATTTGCATTATCCCTGCCATTAGCAGGAAGAATAATAACCGCACCATTTTCCGTCTTTATAGTTCCTTCAATTTCTTTGGGAGCAAACGACCCAAGCAGCTTGCACCTGAAATCAGCCTCTTTTTGCATCAACTCCATGAACTTGTAATACCCGAGGCCATCCTCCTCACTTCGGTTCATCTCGATCTCTTCAGGTGAATCTTTTGATCGGCCTTTCTTTTTAACATGGGTTTTCTTTTGGGTCGATTCGGATTTCTCCCAGGCTTCCCAAAGTTTCTTCTCCCGGATCAAAGATTTTTCCAACTCGATCGCAACATGACTTGAAATCATATTCTCCTTCTTCTCCTGCCACTCTCTCAAAATTTCCTGAATATCGTTTGCAACGGTCTGAAATGAGACCTTGTAACTTCTAATTTTATTGATATGTTCCGCGATGAATCGAACTGAATTGTTCTTGACGTACATCTCCGCGATCAGGACTAAATCCTGTTGCCTTTCCGGTTTTGATCTTCTTGCCATCGTGTCAAGTATTTATTGTCAACTTTTTTGATTGTCTGCTCTCTAACATTAATAAATCAGGTTTGAAGATTTGCTCCAATTCTGTTGAAGGTTCGAACGTTGCAAAACGGTCATCTTGTGGCTGCCTGATTATCGTCCCTTTTTGGATGTCATTTATTGCCTTTGAGAATAATCTCAGCCCCATGTCCAGTAAAGTCTCTCTCCATAACTCGGATGCAGCTTCAGCCGGTTTTTTTATTTGCAATTTTGGGTCAATGAAGCACCAATCCTGATAAGCGATGTCTCCTCTGTCTAGTCCTGAATTGAGCCAATACACCGTTCCACCTGTAATTGCATCACGCATTCTAATTGCCCATTCAACTGATGATTTTCCTCGGTGCCTTGGTAGTAGAGATGGGTGGTACCCAATCCATCCAATCTTTGCTTTATAACGGGTACGCTTCCCAATGAAGTCAAAAGAATGCGCGGCAATTCCTAGATCGATATCTTCAGGCATAGTATCAGCGTTCAGGCTCCCTGCAGGAATGATTGGAATACCATTTATTGTTGCCAACCTTCCAATATACTTATCATTTATTGGGCAACAAACGGCTGCTACCTCACATTTCAACTGAAGACAAAGTCGTAACACTTCAGCCCCAAAATACTTCTGCCCAGCTATAATCACTCTCAAACCCATAGTAAATTTCATAAATAGTGGGTGTACAAATACCCAATTCAACTAATGTCTTCCTAATTCTCTTTTTCAATGTTCTCATATTTAACCAATATATTTAAAGCCTTGGACAGCTCTGAAATGACCACCATAACCGGTGCCCGCCCCAATATCACTACCTGCCTTTTTTAAGGACCTTTGGCTTTTTGCCTTATTACCCCCAAATAACTGTTGACTCTTTAAAATCCAATTTTTAGAATTCTTCAAGTAGCCTATCAACTGTGGATGCGAGGTGTGAAAAAGGGTCGGGAGTTTCTTTCCACATCTTCCGTTTCCTTGCTTATGATACTCGCAAACTGATTCAAGAAACTTTGTCCCACAACCCGCTCCTTGCCACTCTGGCATCACTACTAGTCTTGTGGCCCTGTAAGCATTGGCTGTAAAAAAAGGTGCTACAGCAAGATGGCAAACAAGTTCATCATCAACGGTACCAATAAAGTATTCTGCTGCCGGTGGCATGGGTAAGTCTAAATAATAATGTGGTTTAAAATGGTGCCAGTAAGTTTGATCGACCTTCCTAATTTCCAGCTCGAACTTCGGTCTTGGCTCAAGCTGGAATCTTTTTTTAATTCACCTGTTCCGGTGTCCAATACCCAATCGGGTTGGAGCCATTCGACAATATCGTAGTGGCATGATAAAAGAACTACCCTTTTACCCTTGTTCCTTCGCCACCCCTTGGAGAAAGCCATTGCGCCAATCTTAGCAATTTGCCTATCTATTACGGATGTGAACTCATCAACAATAACATCATCTCCTCCCTCACAAATTAATCGTGCTAACCCGGCCCGGAACTGTTGACCATTACTTAAAGCCTTAAATGGTCTTAACCATGCAGGAACATCGCCTAACCCAACATTGGCCAATGATCCTGTCACGATATCAAAATCACACCCAGGAGCAATGGCTTCAACAATTGGCATATTGTCTGGCCATCCTGAATAAAGATCCACGATCTTACCTCCTCCAAATAAATTTCGTCCAATGGTTGTTTTTCCGCTTCCTGATGGTCCAACGATAAGTCCAATTTGCCAATCTGAATCCTCGACCGGAAGGTTTACTTTCAACTCAAACGAATTTCCTTTCTCGGCGTTAAAGAGGCTTTTCACCCTCGCAGCCCTGTATGAATTGAAATCATCACAGGAATTCATGACATCAATTATCATACAACTACTACTTTACAGTTATAACCTTCTTTTGTCAGCCTATTAAATACGGCTTCCTGATCATCCGCTGAATCACACATCACAATTATCCCAAACTTGTTCTCCGCTTTTATTCCTTCATCAGCAAATGGATCGTTTCCAACAGGAGATTCTTTATCAAAAGAAACATCAAAGCCCCATGCATCAAGGTCTAATATGTCCATGTCCTCAAGAAGTAAATCCTGATCAAATAAGGATGTGTCAGTGGTGTGGTTGTCAGCAAAAGCAAGTTTTTGCCTTCTTGGATCATCTGGGGAAAGGTCACGTCTTTTTACAGCGATTAGTTCATCACCGTCTGTTTCAATTATCCGTATTGGCTTATCCCCCCATTCCCCAAAGACGCCGTTCCCAGCAATAATTCTCCCTGAGTTATCAAGTAATATGGAGCGCCCGGCTCCAAGTTCATCTAAAGATTTTTGAATTAATGACTTGTTCTTGTCATCATGAATTCGGTAGTTCCTCTCGTCCTTTACAATTTCCATCTGCGTACATTTTCAATTTCGAATAAATGTACGCGACCTCATTTGTGAAGTCAGGGTAGATAGAAAGGTAATTCCTGACAGTTTTGAAACTGTCGGAAATTATGGTTGGTTTGCATTGGAGAGTTATTGAAAGCTGCTTTCTCAACCCATTTTTCATGTTCTTCTTGAATTCGAATGAATCGGGATCGTATAGTTTGAGGATGGTAGCGATAAAGACAAGGCGCTGGTAAGTGGATTTTGATTTTGATAATGGCGTTGCTTGAATGTCGCAATATTCAATGTGCAGTTGATCGATCATCGACAAATCATCGATGTCAGGGATCGTGATGAGTTCCTTTGCTAAGAAAGGGTATGTCTTCAGGACTTTGCGCCCCAGTACTGCGTAGTCAATCATTTTTAAAAATTATTAAATATTTCTCCATCAGTATATTTCAAAATAATTTTATTCCTAGAAATTACCTCTTTTATTGATTCAATGCTACTTAGGCTTGCTCTTTCCAAATATTTACTTTCCTCACTTATGTAACTCCATGAAAAATAATTAACTTTTCTTTGAATACTATCTGAAATAATTGGATCATTGTATTTAAAAAAAATGACAAGATAACCTTTTGGCAAATCTTTCATTTCCTTTATATGTTCATGAATTGGAACTTTTAATTCAATCATATTTTCCTTTCCCCCCTCAAATCCACCTTTAAAATCTAGCAAAAGATCTCTGATTTCAATTAGCATATCATTATTTAAAACAAAATAATAAATTCCCATCTGTATGTTTTGAGCTCTCCTACCATCTTGTTCTAAAATAATTTGGATTTTATAGATACTCTCATATTTTACCCATTTAGGTGTATCAAATATTAATAAATTGGATAAATCTTTATATATATCTACCTCAAGATTATTATTTATCTTATTTAAATAATTTGAAAGTGAGTCAAATTTTGAATTCTGAATGATCCTTTTATCTAATAATTCCAAAGTCTTGAGACTGACTGAATCTAACTTTTTATTAATGCTATCAACATCTTGTATTTTTTTTTCAAGATCCTTAATTACCTCTTCAGTGCTTGCTGTTTTTATTCCAATTTCTTTTTGCAATGAATCCCTGATAGTTTGTTTCTCTTCATCATCCTTAAATACATAAATGTTCATTATTATTGAACACGTTACAAGAAACAGGAATAGATAACCAACCCAATTAAGTTTATTTTTATCATTCTTTATTTTAAAGAAAATAGGGATTGAGCCAATCACGATTGTAAACACGATACTAGCAACTTCCATTTTCGATTAATTTGTTACGATTATTTTTTTCTTGAAATTCAAATAATAAATCTTTATCCTCTTTACCTGCTTCTTTTCTGTAACTTTCAATTTTAAAAGCGTCAATTTCTTCTAAAATGAAATCCTTCAACAATAATTTTTGAGGTATATTATGGATCATTCTATAATCTGTAAAAAACTTATTTGTCTCATCCTCCCACGCATTACCATAACCAGATTTCCAATTGTAGAAAAGCAGTTCTTGTTCTTGGTTAGAAAGTTGTGCCCTAAGTATCCGAAGATAATTTCTTTTCATTTCATAGGTGAAATTATCATCTTCAGGTCTGTTAGCAATATATTTCACCATTTGAAATAGGTGTCTGTAATAATGGCCTAATTGATGACTATGTCCAATAAATAAATCGAAATTTAAAAGATCCAATTTCTCCATCGCAGTATAAATATTTAATTCTAATGGAATTTGGAAATCTTTATTGCTCTCATTTTTCCAATTCAACTTAAATTTACCTAACTCATAATACAAAGATTCATAAATTTCAAATCTTTCATCTTGTTTTCCTAGCTGGTTTATCAATTCATTATGATCCCAAATTCCATTAAAAAATATATCATAACTCTTTGGTAAATCACCAGATATCGATTTGTTATTCCTAATATAAAAACTTTTGACTACAATATAGGTTGCATGCAATTCACATAAAAAATACTTAAATGCTTCTTTCCCAACAATCGTTTTACCGTCATTTTTAGTCAATGATATTTCATTGACATTCTCTTTGTGTAATTTTAACATTTCATAAAACTGATTCTCTAATCTATTGGAATCAAGTTCTAACCTAAAATTCTTAATTTGCTGTTGGTTTGCTCGAAATTGAACGTAAAATGCTAAGAATGTCAAGCAAACACCGGCAATGCCAATGAATGGACTCATCAATCCTCCGATTGTATCACCAATGTATCCAGTGCTATTATCAAAGCCCACATTCTTAATTGACAAAAAAGAAAAAACGAAAGGTGATAAAAAAGAAAAAGCACAAAATATAAATGCAATGCCCAATAATATTCTTCCAGTCCAGCCTAATTCAGAAAAAAGGTTGAATTTCTGTTGAAATTTATTCTTCACGGATTCATTCTTAGTCATAGTTGGCAATCTGTTGTTTTTCAATCGTAAATATACAAAAAACCTCACTAAAAGTGGAGCTTAATACCACTAGTATTATTTGGGTTATAAAATATGGAACTATTAAAAAACAAAAGGGGCTGTTAACCCCTCAGGTGGGTTCAGGACAGTTGCCCACCCCAAACCAACACTAATGTATAACTTTTTTAATAAAAGTCAATGCTTAACAAGAACAGCGGTTACAACAGCATTAAGCTGAACGCTGCCGCTTGCTGACTTTATTTCAACAACAGATTGCTCTAGGCTTTTAACTTCAAAGCCATTTGCTAATTCTGGTTGAAATCCAGAGCCGCTTAAAAAATCAGCATTTCCTATCAACGTATTAAGCGGAACGATAACGGTTTTAATTTTTTGAATCATAACAATATTTTTAAAGTAAACTATAAATATAAGCAATGCCAATGGATATTAGACAAATCTTTTTAGAACATGCTTGTGATAGTGATTTGTCTCTGTTAATCTACCATAATCATCATTTTCAGTTAGCCCTTTATTTTGATGTATTACCAATGTAATTATCAACCAATGTTTTCCTTTGCACCATCGATACTATTCCCCAAATGGTTATATAAAGCAACTATGCGCTCTTTCTTTTCCTCGATCCAATTCTTTTCTTGATCTCAAAAACATTTTCTTCGATCAACTTAACAATCATGTCATGATGCTCAGTAGCACAATTTTTAAATCCTCGTGACTGGACTACTCTCATTTGCGTTAATGAGAATTCAACTGTCTCGATTGATTTATCACCGATCCTTGCAGAAAGGAGTAATGAATCAGGTTTTTTGTGATATTCGCTGGCAAAGACACAGTGCTTTAATTCTTCACCTTCTTTCATCAACTCCCTTACTGTCTCGATGGGCTTAACGTACAACTCACCATCTGAGAAGAACAAGTCCATGAATTTTCTGAAACGCATTTCATATTCGAGCTGATCTTCTTCTAGCTTTTGTTTCAATTTCTCATATTGCTCCTTTTGATCGATTTTACGTATCTTTTCAGCAAGCCTATCATGCTCCTTCTCAATGTCAACGGGACAAATAAACTTCGGGTTGCGAACATCTTTGCCCATCCGTTTAAGCATTCTGATCATGTCAATCCAGTTCGAAGAATCATTAACACGATACCCATTCCTTATGCAGATTTTTATCGATGGCCAGAATTCTTCAATACTCTCATAGTTCCATCTCATGAAATGCTTTAACAGTTTTATCTGATTGGCTTTCAATAATGTCTCTGCAGTTTTGTTTTTCAGAATATCAGAGAACAGTAAGTGCGGCGCAATGTCATAGTAGTAACCTTTGAACCCGTTCCTTTTTATGATCTGCAACACCTTCCTATTTGGGTGAATTAAGAATGGATTGATGAAATATTTCTGACCTTTTTGAAAAGATGGCGGTCTAACTTCCATTTCATGTTCCCAGTTCCATTGATCAAAGTACATTGATGGGCCAATGCAAGGTCGTGAAATTGTAGTGACATCACCAGCTTCATCTATCCAGTGCTGCATGACTTCTTTGATCATGTACTCCGGAACTGTTCTTTTCTTGAACCATTTCTTGACAAAGAAAAACCTCACAACTTGCATATCATCGACAACCGTTATAATGGAGAAATAAGCTGTTTGAGTATTATAACGATGATATTCAATCTTATAAGTTAATATCTTGCCGCAATTGGGACAAGTACAGCCAGTCATTCTTACCACCAACGATCCATCACCATGCCATGAGTGTCCACATTCAAGACAGTAGCTTGTTTTACGGGAGATGACAACAAACTTTTCAAAGCATTTTTCGAAAGCATACTGCTTTTGCTTCTCGGTTATTGGTTTCAGCTTTGCGCTTAATCCAACAACCTTTTTTTGGATTTTCGTTTTAGGTTTCATGCTGATCAAAATAAGGATTGCTGAACACTCACTGGCGCCTGTTCTACCTTCTTTGGAGTTTGCTTTTTGGTAAGTCGGTCTTTCTCCTGGGCAATGGCTATTTCTTTTGCCTTTTGCTTTGCCTCCTGAATTTCCTCCGGAGTAAGTTCAATCTGTCGGTTGATGACAACGTTCATCTTTCCAGATGATTTCGATATAGTGATGTCATCTTCATCGTAATAGTGGGCCGCCATGCCAAATATTTCTTCATCGGCAAATCCGTTGC